CATGGTTGAAGAACCCCAGCAGCCAGAGTTCATGCTCGGTGTTGTAGTCCGAGTAGTCCAGGCTGTTCCAGGTCTGCCCTGGCATGGTCTGCAGGCCCTGGATAGTCCAGTCGACCACGTCCTGTGGATTTTGCTTGGCCTTGATCCCCCAAACGTTCATGTGCTTCTCGAGATGCAGGCTTGCGTGGGCGGCCACATAGAAGTGCTCATCTGCTGTCGCATATAGAGCTCTGTTCTTCTTCCCTGGTTCGTGCTTTGTGCTCTTTCTGGCAGGCTGCATCGGTGGGGTGGCAAGGACATCCCATATGTAGCCATCATCCAGTAGTTCAGCAAGTTCCTTTTTTGTGGGCCTCTCATCTGGGTCAGTGTTCATAGCCTTGGTACTTCTCTTCCACATTGGTCTGTTGCTGGTGCTTCCACTGGGCATCCATGCAGCGCGCTCCTTCCACCATATAGTGAGGGGCTTGAACTCAGTCGCCTCAACTGCGCCATTGACGATCTCTCTGGCGAGACGGCGCGTGTTGTTTTCTGCTAGCTCAACCCACAGTTCACGGTCCAACATGCCGTCCTGATCGATTGCATAATGCACCGGTGTGTCCACAGTCCTCCGATGCTTCTCAGCTTCCCAGTCCGCTTCCTCCTTATTCCTGCCGGTACAACTGAGCATCTTCCGTAGTGCCAGCACGTGTTGCGCCTCAATGCCTTCGTCACCCCTCAGCCGAGGGCACCTCTTCATTGCATTTAGCCAGCTCTGCATCGTGTCGGTCCATCTGCTGATCCGGACCATGTGCAGCCTATGAAATACCAGCCAGTTGCATACCCTCGGGTCCAGGCAGGCCAGGAACATCCAACAGGCTGCAACAGTCCACTCGACCTCACCGATGTTTGCACTCAGCATCTCCCTTTCCCACAAGAGTAGGTCACGGTCCAGCACGATATTGACGGTGGTAGTGGTGAGCTGTATTATGCTACCTGTTCCAGAATCCCCTTTCTCATAGACGAGGTTGGCCCAGGACGGTGTAACCCGCAGTGGCATGTTCGTGTGTTCCCCGATATCAACTCGCTCTCTGAACAGACGGATTTCCTCTGGCGGATCGAGTGCCGCGTCCAACAAGACATAATCTTCGAAGGTTGCTGTTGCGTTGGCATAGTGTACACGGAACCAGGCCTGCGCACGCGTGTCCAGAGCTCCCATGACCCGGCGTATCCATTTTGCAATCCCTACGTACTTGACCCTGTCGCTGGGGATGTCCCTGAGCCGGACCCGGGCTTCCAGCGCTGCAGTCGGTGTGGCTGAGTGGGCTGCTGCTGCGGTTGCTCCAGTGTATACAATTTCCCCCATTCTAGCCCAGTAGTCCAAACCGCCCTGCATGGCGATTGTGCGCAGCTGTGCGTCCACCTGCGCGCCCACTATCTCCTTTAGCGGACTCATAGCGCCTCGAGGCTCTGGTCCTCGCCAGATGCCTCGTTGCCCGCCGGCAGTTGGAGTAGTAGAGTATTGAGCACTTCTCCTTGCTCAGTTGGTTGCATGGATCCCTCAACAGGAGCGTCCGCACCTATGCTGGTGGCATCGCCCCCTTCCACTTCGGCCGCCTCATCAGCCAGTGAACCGAACTGTTGCATGAAGCTAGTGATCGAGATGGTGGCAAGTTTGCTGTATTCATACATGCGCGCAGCCATGCGCAGTTGTGCTATCTTGGTGTCCGATAGTCCTACCTTTGTGTTCGTGAGCCATTTTTCAAGCATGGCGACCCCGCTGGCTGCGAGGGTGGCCATGCGTGCATATTCTTCACTGCCTCCGGGGGCAGCGGCGGTAGCACGCAACCGTATTTCTGCCTGCGTAAGCGCTTGCGACCCCGCCATTAGCTCAACTGGCGTCCAGCCTTTGAGTTTCGCTCTCCTGCCGAACACATTCAGGCCCCTCCAATCCATC